ACAATGAGAACCATTAATATCAAAATGGATACCACCATAAACATACTCATTACCAGTGGTGTTTGCTCCCTGTATAGTGTTTCCAGATATAACAATATTATTATAACCATCCCTGTAAGTGTCATCCCCGTATTCATAAATATGAATCCCAATGTAACGATGATTCCTTATAGAATTATTAGAGATAACACTGTTCCTGATGTTCCCAACTAAAATTGCACCAGCACCAGTCTCCGTATCAGACGCAAATGAATTATCAAAAGAGTTACCAGTAATAGTTACATTTTTTCCAAGGAATTTTAATGATTGACTTTTCACGTTATAAAAAGTATTCCCAGTAATAGTACAATTATCACCAAATAAATAAAGTCCATGGTCATGGCAACCTTCTAGATGGCACCCGGTAACAGTTATTCTACCATCATTACTTGAGCCACCAGCTATGCCCTCTATACAAACGCCCCCACCAGCATTGGGGACAACACTGCAATCTGAAATATGAATATTTGAAGTACCGGTACTTTCTATTTCTATACCATAATTCTGATTATTTTCTGAGGAATATTCTGTGCTCCCGCCAACTATTCTACACCCAGAAAGCACTGCGTTTCCCGCACCATCAAGAAATATACCGCATTGCACTGGGTCTTCTATAGTTAAGTCCCGACAAGTAAACCTGTCGCCAGTTACATGAAGTACGGAAGAGGCGATTGAACCACTCTGGTCAAAGGTTCCAGGCCCCTTTATCTTACCACCTTGTCCTATTACAACAACATCATCACCAGTAACATCACAGAAATCCTTCGTATCATCTGTAAAATCTATCTCACCCTGTATTATCAGAGTAAGCCCGTGGGTTATGGTTAAGGGAGTTGCGTTATCTAAAGAATAAGCGCCGCTATCTCTCGGAACCAATACAACTCCACCAGTCGGAGCATCATCAATAGCAGCCTGAAGATAGGTTCTATTGTTTGCCGCAGAGGCACCGGTAGCAAAACTATGTGCCCTTGCGTCCACAACTGGGCCTTTTGCTATAATGTCATCAGTCGTCACTGAACTAGAGGCAACGTCACCGCTGAAATAATTATTTTTTGAATCACAATGTATCCCATAGCCAGAGCCGCCAGCATTGTATATTTCTACAGTAGGCTTTTTATCGGCACCATCAGGATTTTCAGCATTTCTAAAATAAGCAGTGCAGGTATGGCTGGGCGAACCAGCTTGATTTGCTACATGCAGTATAGCCTCGGCACTTGCAACATTAATCCCTATGCTATTAATATTAGAAAGAGTGCAAGAAGGTGTATTATTTGAAGTAAGGGTTATAAAAGCAGTATCGCTTGCTCCGTCAACATCACGAGCACATATCTCAAGCACGCTATTAGCATCTACGTGAGGTCTAATAATCCCGCCAGTAGAGGCAAATAATAGAGAGGTAGGTGAATATATTGCCCCAGAAATTCCCGTAAGTCCAGTTATATCTGAATTAGATTGAGACGCCGCCGCGCCTATATCATCTCGAACGTTTCCCCCAGTTCTATAATCCACATTCCCAGATCCATCAAGAACCAGGAACTTATCCGTATCTTCACCAGCAGCCGCAACCGTACCTAAAGCTAAGGCGTTTATAGAAACATTCCCGTTCTTATCCCAGTGATGGGTAACTGCTGTCAAGTATTTATGGGTGGAAAGGTTTACCGTTCCTGGGTCATTTACCCTGTTTCGTTCTATTTTTATCCAGTAGCCAGCACCCTGTCCTGTCGGGTCGGCACTCAGCCAATCAGTCAAGTTAGAGCCATCAAATCTTATAATACCATCCTGCCTACCTCCATCGGTATTATCTCCAGGGTAGAACCGTGTCCAGGCATCGGGGCTGGCATCTTTCCAATAATAGAATCTGAGAAAAACATCTTTTGTAGCAGCGGTATCAAAGACAAGCTCTATCTCGTCAAATTTAGCAGTATGTCCTACACACAAAGCATCGCCATTCGCTTCCCAAATATTCTCATCGGTAAAACTGGCATATCCAGTTCCGTCTATGTATAAAGCATCTAAGGTGATATTGTTATAAGTGCCTATATGTTGATGTATTGGGTCTATTCCAAAGTGGGTTCCTATTGCCACCGCATCACCTGTTAATCCGTTAGCAAGGGCAACGTCTATTGCGTGGGTTTCTGAAGTAGAGTCTTGATTAGTAGCGTCTATTACAACATCAAATCCACTGTATTCTGCGAGAGCAGCGGTATCTGGAGTATATAAGTGTCTTATTTTCCCGCCCTTTATTCTGATGGCGTCTTGAACAGAGGTTGTTGGCATAACAATGCGGAGCGCTTCTAAATCCATATCATAAACACCAGGGTCTACGCCACTCATATTAATAGCAAGGCCGCGAATAAGAGTATCAGCCCCGCTTGGGTCTAAGCCATCTGGTTTTATCTTGATAGCAGTAAAATGTTCTCCAGCATCTAAAGCCTCGCTAACTGAAATATCTATAGCCTGATTGTCTGTGCCGGTAATAGAGGTCATGGATATGGATAACGCTGGTTCTGATGTATTAGTTAAACTAAGCCCATTGAATGTTGGGCTAGCGGAAGTCCTTACATCTTGAATGATTGTGCTATCCATATAAAGAGAGCCAGTAAAGTTTATATTGCCAACAACATCAAGATCATAAGCAGGGTCGGAAAGCCCTATGCCAACCTTGCCTTTCTCGTAGAATACGGAGCCTCCGGTTTTAATCCACGGGGAACGAACGATCGCATTAACCTCGGTGAAAACAATCCCTGTTTGGCTATCATTCACGGTTGCGACTCTACCCGCCTTCCCTTCGTAATCTTCAGACTTAACATCGTCCAATTTCAGCAGAGTCATGCCCGTTATTTTATTTATGACTATTTCCGTATTATCAGCAGGGATACCCGTCCTTTCCGGTAAATCATCATCTAAAGGAATTTCCCGATTAGACATAAAAAGACTCTTATTGAATTCAGGATTATCAAAAGGGTTGTCTATCCGCTTCTTTTCAGAAGAATCGGAAGGCGCATCCCAAGGGTGGTCGCTCATTTTAATCTGCCTGTATCTTCCTTTTTTTGCCAATAGGAGCATGGAATATCTTAAACCTTGCTATCTTCAAATCCTCTCCTATTGCTTCCGCATTTGTAAACTTCATAGCAAAAAATTTACCCCTTAAACCTAGTTCATCATAATCTGATATTGGCCTCCTTATGTCTCTATCAGTAGACGTTGGTGTATTGCCTGATAAGGTAACATCTTTCTGACTATCTTTATCAAAATTAAGGTAATAATTCACGGTAATAGCTTTCCCCGTCAAACATTCATATTCAAATTCTGCTCTCCTGAAATGCTGGTATTCCTTAAGGTCAGCCCAGGGAGTCCTTGCTGTAGCCGTGTAGCTTACGCCAAAATCCTGATTCCCGCTATCAAACGTGCCTACATAGCCGTCTCTTGTGCCCATATATACCTGGATTTCCTTGCTCGAATCCCTTGCAACGGCAAAACAGGAAGGTGTCTTGGTAAAGCTGAAAGTATAAAACTTTCCGGTCGTGTAATTACAAACAAGGGTTACAGCCGACCCGCTTGTTCTGTCGGGGATAGACAATAAAACTTCATTCCTGCTTGTAAGCTGGATAGTGGTGATATAATCTAATTTAGTCTTATCCATCGTCTTTAGCGTATCTCTCAAGGGGAGAGAGAACTTCGCAGAATAAGCAGACTGCCCATTAAAAGCCTCCCACCCCCTATAAGAGACAAAAAGGAGTAAACCATAGACCTCGATGAGTGACCAGGGAGCTATGTTTCCATATCCCTTGCTCACCTCATATATGCCATATGCTGCGCTTAATTTCTTCCTAATCATGGAGATTGATTCCCGCTTGAAGATAAAGAGGTGGCTATTATACTCAATTATTCCGGTTATCTCATCATCCTGCTCCCCCCGCCTTACGCTCACATATCTTGCTCCTGAGCCGCTTTCATTGAACGCATCGGGGACGGCTAATCTTGAATAATAGACTATATTTTCATCAGTTGCTATCCAGAGCCTATCGTCCCACCATGCCGCATATTTTCCTAACGGGGCAATGTCAGCGTCTTCCTTCATGGGGCTCCCAAGGGCATGGTCTGGGATGTTGTCTGAAAAGGTTGTTGTGGTGTTATCGTTTATTATTGCCAAAAGATAGTAGGTTGCCCCTCCAGGCATGGTTCTATATATCCTTCTCTGGTCTACCTGGGCATCACTTGAGACTGGGATACTCGTAAAAACTACTCTCTGGTTCACGGGAGTCGCTGAGAAAGCCTCACAGAAGATATCCCAATAGTCGGTTGCCGTGTGTCCTGTTGTGGCGTTCCACTCAAGCTCTACTCCCCAGGGGAGATACATCTTGCTTGCAAGCGGGAGGTCGGTCACATTCCAGGTTTCCCCTTCATCTTCTGACCATTCCATCGTATCCGTTGCCCCCGTGCCGTCAATCCTAACTCTTATTGTTCTGTCTTCATCTCCCGTATATGTTCCGCCTGATGTTAAGTCATTAAGCCCTGAGCCCGTAAAGGCGACATCATTGACAATAGATTTTATGGGGTTAGATTCCCCTGGGTAATTCCCGCCATTTCTCGCATACGTTATAGCATAGCGGTATGTGCCGTTAAGGTTTCCACCACCCGACTGAACTCCACTCCCGCCAATTTTAATATGGTCAAACCAAATATCGGAATAAGCCTCTTCTCCATAGGAAGAATACAGCGTTGTGCTCCCTGTCTTTACTTTTATGCTAATCTGCGAAGCTGTTGTGTTTGTATTGTCAAACGTACCGCTTCCCACCTCTATCCCGTCTTTATAGGCGATAAAGGTTGAGGCAGCCGTGTTTGAAGTGTCTACTGAAAACTTCCAGTTTACCCAAGTGTCCAGTTTTGTCTGGACTTTGTGAAATGTCTGCCAATTAACGCCGTCATAATAATCCAGCCATGGTTTTGCAAAGCGTAGCTGGAATACCGTAGAGCCATTATAGATATCAATAAGCATGTCCCCATTCCAGGGGGTATAACCGATGTCATCAAAATAAACATCAAATTCAAGATTATAAGAACTACCTATGTTACTGACAACCTTTGACCTTTTGGCATAGTTAGTGGTTCCGGGGCTGTCATCGTACAGCCTGAGATATTTCTGGTCTGCATCCGGCCCAGCAGTCGAGTTTGGGTCTGACCCGGAAACAAGCACCGATTCTCCACCGCTGTCCCCGTCTATCCATCCACCAGTTGTCATGGCCGCTGTATCCGCATAGTCAAAGTCTTCGTCTAAAGGTATCTCAGATGTTTCCGTAACGTCTTCCTTTGTCAAAGTTGCAAGGGTTGCCGGGGCTGTTATCCCCAACTGAACCTTTGTCCCGTCAGGTAAAATCATAATGTTTTCAATCTCTGTTACGATTATCTGCTTGCCTTGTACTTCAAGCACTTTTACCGGATGAGTCAAGACTACATCATCCTTCCACGTATGGATGGAAGCCCAGGCCGCCGCCCCTACCTTTCTCCAGATTTTATCCTCGGTTATAACAAGCTGGCAAAAATTATCCGAACCATCATAATATGTGGTAAATCCAAATACATCGTGAGCCCCTATGGCTGTGTGGATTGCTGCAATATCTGCTATGCCGTTTCTTTTCTCTATCCTGTTGCCATCCTCGGATGTCCTGAAATTATTAAGCGTTACAAATGAAGACAGCGGTAAATCCACCACGGAGCGAACCTCATTAAGCCCCCCGCTAAGGGGAGCTTCGAAGCTAGTTATGCTTGTATTGCTTTCAAAGCCCATGCTTATCTCCAGTTTGGATCATATTCTGTCCTATCCCTTGTCCCACCAAAGTCTACCTGTGAACCTCTTAAAAACCTTGACTGAGACTGATTTCTTACACCCAAAACACCCCTGACTCTGCCAAATTTCATCTCATAGAGCCTTGCTAAGGAAGCCTCGGCTTTCTTATCCCCGCACATCGGCCCCGCTATTAACTCAGATGCCCTATAAACAATCAGCCTGTGAGCAACTCTTGGAATGTAGGCTGGGCCGTCATCCGCCATTGCTGCCGTCTCTGCTGCTACAAGCCAAAATTTAGCATAATTGGTTACAGCCACGCTTGGAGTCGGAACGAAATAGATATCATCCCCTTTTCTATAGAAATGTCGAGGCTCAGGGTCTGTCTGGCCTACATACTCATACAACTCCCTATCTACTATAGGGATTTCATGTATTGGGGAAGGAGAGCCATCTGAGACGTTTTTTTGAACAGACCAGACTTGTAGGTATTCTGTGGTAAGCGTGTAGCTTTGGGTATTAGCTACGAGGGTAACATTTTCTGATTCTAAGAAAGATTCAGGAAGAAACTGAACTAAATCAAGAACGACATCTTCTGCCGCATCTGAAATAAAATCATCAATTAAAACATCACCGCTTTCTAATAGGGCGCCCGAATCTGTCGAGTATTCCTTTAAAACGTTGTGTATTGCCGTTCTTATTTGTGCCTCGGTCATTCTTTCCTCCAAGATTAACGGAATATTTACCGCTAAATTTATGAAAGTCCATTAATGCCTCGGCTAAAAGTTGCCTGTTTATCAGCTTCCTTCTTCTTCTTTCAATCTTATTTTGCGATACAATCCAGTTAAGGTACTTTGCTCCGCTGTGCATCCTGCCTAAATATCTCCTCTTTTTCATATTCTCTATGGCGTCCGGGGTAAGCGTGAAGCAGGTAGCAACAACAGGGTTGTGGAACACAACTGTCTTTCCTGTTTTCTTGTCTTTTACTTCAGCGTGCATTTTCCTTTTTATCTCAAAATATCTGTAATGTTTATTCCAATCAACAAAATAAGAAGGGTCAATAGTCTTTAAATCCCTTAAAAACCAGGCCGGGATTACCTTCCCTTTTACTGTTTTTGATTTTGGCATTTTAAACTTTCACATCCCTTATTTTCCTACAGAGATTAAGCGCATCCGCTATAATCTCCCCAGCCTCATCAGCAATTCCGTAACTTCGTTTTAAACACCTTATCTCCGCTCTCGAAAAAGTAAAGATTTTATCTTTCCCTACGTTCCAGGTGATGCCTCCCTGATTCTGCTGAAACTTGATATCTTTTCTCTCTTCTTCCCCAATCTCAACTTTTTTCTTGATATCTTCAACTATTTCAAGGTCAGCCATGCTTCCCTTTTTCAGCAAAATAGTGGGAAGCATTACCCTATCCATAATGCTTAGTTCAATCTTTACGCTCTCGATTGGTGTTTTTGGTACAGTCTTTTTTTTGTCGCTCATAAGGCCTCCTTTTAAAGAGGCGAGACCGAAGCCCCGCCCCTATTATTATAATTAAGCGGCTGCGTCTGCTTTACTTTCTGTTCCGTCAGCGGCAAAGTGGGTAACTATCCAAGTAGTAGCCGTGGCACAAACAGCACGAGTCAAAACATCTGTACTAGCAACTGCGCTTTCAGCATTCTCACCTGTCCCGCCATTAATTGCTACGGTAGCTGGTGCCGAACTTCTTAACTCATACCCAGTTGCATCCCCAATCAGCCAAACTATGGTTCCTGGCGTTGGCGTGGGCAATACGATAATATGGTCAGCGTTACCAGATGTAACCGCTACAACGCTTGTACCATCTGCGATTGTTCCCGTTCCCGTTCCATCGGCTGTAGCTGTTCTTGCAACGGCGGCGCACTGGATCCCGGCCGCATTGGTCTGCGCCCCGGTAACTTCAAGCGTGCTTGCGAAAGCAACGGGGGAAGCTGAGGCTATAGACCCAGTTCCTTTAGCCGTGAGATTTAAGTCGATGTTTGTGTCCCCGCCCGTGGCTTCTATAGTCGGGCCACTTCCTGTTGCTGCGGGGGATATCTGCACCTCGTTTACAGCACTTGCAACCTCTTTTAAAACAAGAAGCTCAAGGCTATTGTCATCGAAAAGTTTTATATATCCATCTGTCTGTCCAGAAATAAGCTGTCCATTCTTGAGCTTTACCTCTGGGCTACTCGTTGTAATTAAAGAAAAATCTAAGCCAAGCTTAGGTTTCAGCCTAAGCGAAACTACATGTCCTTTATAAATTCCCATAATTATTCTCCTTTGTATGCAAGCCGACCTCTATGGGGAGCCTGACGCTTGCTCTTTTTTTAAAGATTAAAGTAAACATATGCCTTGGAGCTTGACGAAAGAGCGCTACATTTAAGCCCATTGACCCTTCTCCCTTTCCCATTGAAATTAATCTCTACGGGGGTAGCGTCTGTAGCCCCTGCCTTAAGATAGATCGCATCATCACTGCCTGTATTTTGAAAAGTTATTGCATCGTTAGCCGCGTTGGGTACATAATATATTTTCTCCACCCAAACTTGCTCAGTAAAAGTTGTAAGCGATCCGGCGGTGTCAACAATCCAAAGCATTGTCGCTTTTTTTAGTGCATTAGCCATTATTTACTCCATGGAAGAGCTTATAGGGGGCTTTTACAGCCCCCTTTTCGCTCTAGCAATCTATTTAACAAAAATCGCTCTCGTTAAGTGTTTACCGTAAGAGTTCCGCCTGTAAGTGCTAAGGCAACATATTCGGTGCCATTGCAAAAAACAAGAACGGCTTGCCCTATCTGGTTGCTAGCCGTACTAAAAGCTACTCCATCTGCGGCTGTGTCATCGTGTGCGACTAAATCGTCTGCTGTGCCATTTGTAATTGTCATGTCCTGGTCTACCATATTGATGAAGATTGCGAAAAATCCCTTCTGAATAACAGTAGGTAAAGTGTAGACGATTGCGTCTGCGTCACCAGAATTAGTGAATATCGTTCCCGAATCAGCTAGGGTTACAGTGTAGCTTGCTGTTTTGTTTTGGCTTCTTAAGAGAATCTTTGGCCCGTTATCCTCGTCTTTGCTTAAGTCAAGAAGGCCAGTCACTTTTAAGTGTGTTAACCATGATTTTGGTCCTTGAAACATATCTCTCCTCCTCCTTAACTTGCGGCATGCTTGACATCATAAAGCTTGCCAAGTGCCCTCGGTTTAGTCGTTCCGAAATTGTAATACCAAACAAGGCTTGCGACTGTTTCGTCTTTTCCCTGCACGTGCGTTAAGATTCCATTGTCACCTGGGAGCCAGGTCATGCCGTTTTTAGTCGGGGCATAGACCTTTAGAACTTTATCGTCTATTGCGAATATAGTATTGTCTGGGCAATCGGTATCATAGATTATTGGGATTTTCCCTTTTCGCCCACCGTAAAAAGAGAGCCCTTCGGTACCACCCCAATATGATTTTTCGTTCGGCATTGTTTTGTCGGTTTCCCATGATTCATAAATAGAGTTCCAGATGGGTGCGTTAGTGATAAGAGCATTAACCCTGCCGTATTTCTCACATTCCTGTACAAGTTCTAAAATTTTCCTGTTGGTAAAAGCTGCGGACGACATATCTACTTCCTGGGCTCTTGCCCAAGTATAGGTGTCTCTATCTACGCCCTGAAATGAAGTCTCTGTAATCCCTGTGTAGGGGTCAGAAGCTTCGATTATCCCGCTTAAGCCCTGGGGAACACCGGTTCCTGCGGCCTGGGATGCGGCATAGGTATCGTGGTCGAAAATGTATGAGTCATCTGAAGCTGTAACTGCGGTTCCCATGGTAAGAGTTGCTGTGCCATCGCCGTCATCGACAATGGTGGTTATCTCTACATCCTCTGCTTCGAGGTTTCCGCTTGTATCGTAAATATCGACTCCCATCCCTTCAGCAAGGTAATTCGCTGGGTTGGTGTAGTCGTTGCTGTCCTGTCCAAATAACGGCCCGTCAATATCAACTGATGTACTGTTAGACGATGCAGCTCGTAGCTGTGCCAAACGACCTGAGCCATCTCCCCAAAACTGCTTGTTAAGTTTGTTGGCGATATAGATAGTAATTGCTTGAATCTCTGATTCCAGGACATCCATTACGGCGCCCTCTCCCTTACCGCAAGCAATAGCAAGGTTATCGAACTGTAACTGTGCATACATACCACGTTTCATGTATAGAATGAACTCGTCATACGTTCCCTGCTTTGCAGTGGGTAACGTTGTGCTTGAAGACGGCCTTGCGCTTTTAGGCGAGGCTGTGAGTGCCTTAAACACGGCGTACTTTCCGGCCATGTGCTGTGTATCTGTTTTGAATCTATCGTATATCGTAGTATTTTCTCTTATCTCAACATTAAGTCCAGGTAAGATGTACTCTAAAAATAATTTATCTGTAGCGTCTGCGCTAAGATTTAGAATACTCAATATTAGTCTCCTTAAAGATTTATTTTAATCCAAATTTTCTTCCCCCACTTTGTGCTGCTCTTTCAAATGCTTCGGCAATTTCAGGATCTTTAAGGCCTTTTTTTATTCCATCGGATAAACCTTTAAAGCCTTCTTTCTTCCCTTCCTCACGGACTGCATCCGGTCTAGCCGGAGTTGCAATGGGCGCTGACGACTCCTCTTGATTTTTGAGGTAGGTCGCTACGGCTGCCTGCCCGATTTCTTCGGCAATTTCAGGGTGAGACTCGGCAATCGAACTTGCCGTTGGTTTCTCTGAATTATTGCCAAACTTGGCTTTATAGTGATTTTCAAGGGCGTGCATATCCTTGGCTACCTCTTGCATGAGCGTACCAATAGACCGCGGCTTGAAATTCTTATCTTCTCTGCCTTTCATTACGTCCCTATTTGCTTTCACCGAAACTAATCCAGCAAACACATCCTGGGTTTTATTTGCCCCTGATTCTTTATCAATGATTTCATCAAACGGGAAGTCCTCACGGGCTTTGCTAAGGACTTTGTCAAGTTCCGCTTTTGCGTTTTGAACGGAGCTTTTAAGGCTCTCGCTCTCCAGCATTTTGTTTTTACCTTTCAGGGCAGTAAGCTCTGCTCTCATTGCCTTAAGCTCGTCAGCTATTGCCGGGTCCATGGTCTCATATTTCAAATCGTCCACAGGGCTTGATTGCCCAGGTTCGGTATTGCTTTGACCGCCCTTTAAAAAATCAACAAGCTGAGTCAATGGTTCTTGAATCTTTGCAAACTTATCTTCCCTTTCGGCAAGGCTCTTTTCCCATTCAGAGTCTTTCTGTCTCTCCTTGGTCATATATAAGCCTTTCTGCGCAAGTTCCCTGCGCTCTTCCTCGGTATAAATCGGGTGCTCTTTACCGTTGACAGTCAAGACGTCAATAGGTTTTCTCGTTTCCTTCTTGGTAGTCTTTTTGTCTCCATTGTCACCGCAATCTACACAAGGCTTTTCTTTTGCTTCGGTCTTTTTCTCTTTGACTTCAGATTTAACTGAGTCGTCAAATAAGTTCATTTCCTCGGCATATTTCTGCAAATTCCCTTCCTGGAAGAAATCAGCTTTGGGCATTTCATAGCCCTTGTCCGCCTTCTTTCCAGTAGTTTCGTCAGCCTTAACTTCAGGCTTGGCTTCTGGTTTGGTGCCAGAGGGCTCGGTACTCTGAGCTTGTTCTGTTACTTCTCCATCCATTTTATACTCCTTAGACGCCCAATAAATTGGGATGGTCTATATGTTACTTTTTCTTTTTCTTGCTAATTACTTTAACCCGTGACGGGTAAGTCACGCTGTCTTTTTTGACTATCGGTTTAAATTTGTCTGTCTGCTTTTTCTTAGCCATTTATTTCCTCCTATTGCTCCCTTGGCCTTTTTTCCGAGTAGGCTTACAACCTCCCCTGCCACGATTCGCCCTTGTGCCTTTGCCTGAGCCGTTCCTCTTTGGAATTCCTTTCTTTGCCATTTTACTCTTCTTCTCCGTTTAATCCCCAATAGGGGTCAGCGTCCAATGGGTCTGAAATTGAATAATCTATTTTCTCCCAGACAATCCCTGTGCCATTACAAGCCTGACACATTTCAGTTCCTTCCGATGAAGTCCAATAGCCAGAAGTCTGGTTATAAAAACCCGAATCTACTATGCCGTTACCGTTGCATATTGGGCATTTGTGTGGTGTCATTTTATTCTCCTATATTCCAGCTCCAGGTGAGGATATGGAGTTTTGTCCGCCCGCTCCAGGTGGTTTAGGCCCAGGTGGTACCCCAGCCCCTCCTCCTGCCCCAAGTGGGCCTTCTCCGGGACGTCCTCCCGGCTGTCCGGGCATTCCGCCCTGCTGTGACCTTAGCAATAACTGTAACCACAGGAAATGTTCTTCAATGTGTCGCTGGAACGTTTCCCTTCTGTCATCTGGAAGGTCATCATACTCTTCGCTCTTAACGAAAGATGTATGCCCTTCAAGGTGTACACCGTGGTCGTCATGCTTATATATTTTACTCTTAACGTTCCCGGCTGAAACATCTGCAAATGCTATGTCAGACCTGAGCTCCGCTTCTGCTGTACCAAGGTTCATAACTTTAAGCACCTTGAGCCTGTCTTCCTCTGAAAGCATACCCTTTTCCCACATCTCCATGTAGAGTCTCTGTTGGATAGCGCTTGATTGATTAAGCGATACTCCGACTTCAAGCCTTACGTCAAAGTTATTATTCAGGTCAACTTTGCTGTAATAGTTTATCATAGAATGCCGTGCTTCTCCGAGTATCTTAACCATTCTCGGCATTGTATAGTGCTGGTCCATAATCAGAAGTCTGAGTTGCGCTTCCTTGATGATCGTGGAGTTTATCCGTTTCATCATAGGAGCAAGCTTTTCACTCTCCTGCTCTAACATTTGGGCATATAAAGAAGCTGGTGCCCTGGATGCATACTGGGGTAATCTTGCATAACTTACTTCGTGAATATTTGATACCCTATCTACGGATGCGATAAGAAAATCCCTGTATGCTGTAACGTTAGCTGAGAGTTCGGGCATGTTGATTGTCCTGGGTTCTCCCCTTGAAAAATCTACCTCGACTATTTCAAAAGAATCAACGGTCATAGATTCAGCTCTCTTGAGCGCTCCCTGACCTACGGCCATCTTGGGCCTCCAGGACTCTATGTGCTCTGATATCATGGATATCATGCGGTTAAATTCACGCTGTATCGGCTGGATGAAAAACAGCGGGCCTTTAGGCCAGAACGAGTAGTTAGATTTTCTAAAGAAATAGAAAAAGTAATTTCTCTTCGCCCCAGGAGTCGGATTTTTACCTGCGTAAAAAACCTTATCAGCACAGGTAACGATAAACCTCCCCTGTTTATACCTGTGATTTCCAAATTCCCAGAATTCACGGATCACAAAGGTCTCAGCGTCATCGTCAATTTCGTCTTTCTCAAAGTACATCCCTTCCCGTTTTGAGCTCCGGTCTTCTACTATCTGGTCAAGGATTTCATTGTTTACCCGCTTATACTTTTTAAAGCGCCTTAAGATTTCATCCCTTGACACTTCCTTTACCTCAATCACCCATCTTAAATCGCTCTGTTTCTTGGCTGTCGGGTCTGGTCTGACGTTGAATATCGGAACAACAACACCCTGCACATCCCCGGCTTCTTTTGCTTTTTTGCTTTCGTCAACTTTTCCATCTTTCTTGGGGGCAACAGTCCCGCTTAGGTCTGAATTCCATAACCACTTTTTGCAACATATCCCAAGCCTTGTAAGGTCATATTTAGCCTCTTCCATAGTCTCATCATGGTCGACTGTGTAATCGTTAAAATCAATGAGTTTAGTGGCAACCTGAGCGCCCTTGATGTCTTTCTGCTCCCCTGAGTTTGGCACCCCTGCTATTTTGTGAAAGAAATTAAGCTTCCCTTCTATGGTTTCAACAAGGGGTTTCATCAGGTTTATAACAACCTTCTTTTTTCGGAGAAAAAGGTTTGCGCCCTTTAACCGCCTCTTGTCGCTGTCCCAAGTCGTGTATTGCTCGCCCTCTTCCCATTTCAGAAGCTCCCGCCATTTGCCATGCCAAGCTTTTACAACGGGGTGGTCTGTGACTTGTTTTTTAGTCCAGTCTGCAAACTCCTTCTCTGTTTTGGATATGCCGTCAATAGTGAACCAGTTTATTTTTTCTTCTTTTTCTTTCTTTACTTTTTCAGCCATTGTTTATCCTAGAAAATCAAGTCATCCTCTGTTGGTTTATAGTCCTTATAGTCCTTCAAACTTCGTTCGGTAGCCGCCAACTGCACCTCTAAAAACTTAGCCAGGTTCTCCACCATCGGTTGCAAAAGCTCTGTATTTTCGACTACACTTTGGTTCAAGTCAACAAGTGAGTGCGCAATCTCACTGAGTCTAGTTGCGCTAGCTTCCCGCCTCTGCTCACATTTTATCTTCCGTTCTTTCCGCTCCTTGAGTTTTTTAGTAAGCCAAATCATCATACATACTCCTGTCTGCGATATTGTGAAGAGCGGTTATCCGGCTAAGTTCCGCCTCAAACTCATCTTCACTCTCTTCTGTCGCACTTCTTTTAATCCCCCGCTTAGGCGGAATCATAACCTTCAGAACGTAAGCCAGGGCATCAAGCATGTCCACGTAATTACAGTCGGGGTAAGAAAGCGCTTGGTTCTCAAGCTCTTTCATGCCTTCCCCGAAAAGAATACGCCCCGTCTCAAACCATTGCTTAAGCCTTAATATCCGCTTTTCCTTGGGTTGGTTATCATGCATAACAAAGGAAAAATTAAGCTTAGGCGCTAAGTGTTCCATTGTGTCAGCTATGGTTATCGAATACTTTTCCTTCTCAACAAAGATTTCATCCGGGTCGTAAAACTCTCTCATCTCATCCATCAGGTCTATCAGTTCTTTCGGGGTTATCCAGTATTGACCTGCATGAAGAATAAATATCGTGCCCGCCGGATTAACGTCACACACAACTATCCCTGTCGGGCAGTTGTGCTGTTTATCGTCTGTCCCTGCTGGGTCAATTACCATGTATCTTGTATAGCTTTCGGGTAGAAAACGCCAATGTTTTATCCACTCCTCTTTGCACAATAAATCGCCCTCTTCCGGGCATTTAAGCTCATACTGGGTCGAAAAAATAGACTCCCCCTGCTCTTCTCGTAATTCTTTATAGTCTTCCCACACAAACATTTCAGGAAAAGTTAATATCCCATATTCTTTTTCAAGGTCAAGCCTTCCCAGCTCGTCTGGCAGGGCATAGGGCATTATGAACTTATCATAGGATTTAACCTTTTTGGTTATATAGCTTATCAGGTCTCTTGAGTCAAAAGGCGTCCCCACGTCAATCTCAAGCCCTATTTTGTGCTTTTTGTAACGGGTTATAATCGACTTCTGATAGCGCCATTTTCTCTTGATATTCCCCCTTTCCACATCTGAATGGGCATTATCATCATTTACTAAATCATCATTTATTAAAACTTGGTAGTGCCGAGAAACTTGGCGTGTGTCCAACGAAGCAACGTGAAACTTTACCCACTTATACTCGATTTTCTTCATTGACCAGCGTTTATATGAGTTATCTTTCGGGTCAGGCAAGCCTTCCGGGAATATCCAGCGATAAAAAACTCCCTGTCTTATGGTTTCCCTAACGTCTTCCATGAACGCTTCTGCGTTCTCTTTGGTAGCCGTGTTGTAGACAATTGAGATGGGTTTTTTATTGACAAGCGCCCAGGTAAGTAAGTAAATAACATAACCAATGAGCACAGTGGTTTTGTATGACCCCCGGAAAACAGAAATAAACTTTTTCCTACTGGGGTTCTTTTTAAGGTCTAAAAAGTTACATAACATCTCATGGAGCTTGCCGAAATCCTGGAACTTATCCTTCCAGCACTCCCCTAAAACGACTTTACAGAGATAAAAAATGCTCTTACACTCTTCTCTCCAGTCTTCCCGTGTCTGAATCCTAGAGGGGTTCAATATCGCAGATTGCTCCATCGTCCTCCTCCGGTAGTACGTCTATAATGTTTTCTCCCTTAATCTCCTGGATTTTCTTGATAGTCTCCAGGGAAATCTTAACGTTTTTATCCTCTTTTGAATCTATCCTGACTTTTTGGGTAGGGGCAACACCATGCAGTCCATAGCCGAGCTTTATCGCTTTCAGCCTCACGGCATCGTCTGGCTTTTCTGGGTGTGCGGGACTCATTGCCCCATGAACTATCCGCTTATGCTCTTTTACAAGCCCTTTAAGGGTTAATTTTTCCTCATCAAGCAAGTCCCTGAGTGTCCCCTTGGCGCTTTTTTCAATCTGTGAAAAAGACGTAGTCGGTGAATACCCAGCAGCAATCATGCATTCTCTCTTTTTGTCCGAGCTATAGCCTGTAGCTTGCCAGAACTTAAGAAACGCTCTTTGTTTTACTGACGGGTAAGTTGACATTATAACGCCGTTGGTTGTTTCATGGTTGTTTTCTTAACTTTGGTTTTTTTCCCTGCGGTCTTACCCCCGTTGCTTGAGGTTATGGGCTGTTTATCCTTAACCTGCTCTCTCAGCTCTTCCTGGATAGACGTTAAACTCTGGGCTTGCCTTTGGTCTTCCGGTGGTATTTCCGCTCTTGGGCTTTTCTTTGAAGGTCTAGGCTGGACTATGCTGTCCCTGTGTGTTTTGGCTTTAAACTCTGTTTTATTATCCTTAGTGCTCCCGCCAAGTTCTTCGATCCTACCTTCCATTTCCGCCAATCTTTTTTTTAGGAAAGCGTTTTCCTGTTCAGCAGTCATTTTAATGTCCGGTCTTTTATGGACTTTAAAAAATGACCGGATATTGCCAAGCGGAACTCGGTAAAGAGTTGACCCATGGATTATGTCGAAATCCTCTCCCTTGTCCTCGGAGTTAACAAATTGCTTTAATAGCTGGTCTTTGGTGAAATAAGTCGACCCCGCTATTTCCTCGAATAATTCTTCAATACTTACATGGCGCGGTTCATCCATTCTTTGCTCCTTTTTGCTTATTATGTGCCCAGTATAGGGCTTTGAGATACTTCTTAGCTCCTTCAGCAGACTTAGAACAGCCAACTTTTTTGCCTAAAGAGCCATCTGGGTTTTTTTTATAAACACATTTGCCCTTTTGACGGTAAGGAGCCATATCATTTTTAAAATAAAACGAAAAACGCTTTTTGTCAAGTCTTTTTTTGCCGTCTTGGGTAAAACACTCCGGCAGCGGTTCCCTTTTAAGGCAAGTTTACCGAAAAGGCAACGTGGAACATGCCGGAGTTACAAGGGGGTGAGTGAGTCGTCTTCGTGCCTTTCCGGCTTGATTAATAATTTATTTGGGTCTTTCTCCACCTTCTTCCTGGGCTTTTCTTTTTTAAATCTGATAGAATCGTTATATTCTTTAATTTTTTTCTGAGCTTCAACTACTTCTCCGCCATAGACAAAGCCTAACCCAGCCTTATCCACCGCCTTTAAAAGCTCTATCAGCATGTCGTAGATTACGCATTGGTTATGAATAATTATCTGCTCTGGTAGGAGTTTGTTGTGGTTTTTATCCCGAATGATTTTATTTTCCATATTTTTCTGGTGGAATATTAACACTAGGATTTTTACCGTCTCCAAAAAACACACAATCTGATATTACGTGGCCATCCCCCTTCAAGTTTACGGGTGCTAAATAAATCTTGTCTTTTTTCTTTAATAACTCAACAACCTCGTAAAGCCCTTCATGTTTCGCATCTCTCATTGCCTTGTTATATGCGGTCGCTTTCGTGATATTAAATCCAAAAATTTTCATTTGCCGTTTCCTTTTTAGCCATTTTTCTTACACTTTTTTTCAATCTTTTTCTCGTGCTCTTTGAGCTTCTCGGCAACCTCCACACAACGGATAGTCGCCATTATCGCCTCTTCACCTTCCTCAACAAAATGAAACCGAAGCTCCCTTGTTGGGGCTTGGAGTATAACCTCTGAAAGGTGCATAAGGAGGCCATAGCGGGTGCGGTCAAAGCCAGGGGTACGCTCTTTGAATAGCCCATAGAGCTCATCAAAGTTTACCTTTTTCACGATATAATTAACTGTTTCTATTTCTTTGAATTTGACTTTTTTCATTTCAGCCCCGCCCTTATCCCACGGATAAACGCCCTTACCCTGCCCCAGTTAAGCTCCCCTTCCTTCATGTGCTCTATATACAC